GAATATAATAAAACCATTATATCTAATAAATATGATATTAAATCGCCAAAGCCATACTCGACATCGCCAAAGCTAAGTTCCCCGACATCGCCAAAGCCAGATAAATACGCCTTTCTGACGACCAATATTGAGCCCCCGACATCGCCAAAGCCAGATAAATACGCCTTTCTGACGACCAATATTGAGCCCCCGACATCGCCAAAGCCATCCCCGACATCGCCAAAGCCAGATAAATACGCCTTTCTTGATGAAAATTACAATCAAAAAACAAATCACTTTCTAAGTTATTCGGAGTGGATTACATATAGCCTTGATCACGAATGCCCTCTAAAAATAGTAGACAATAATTATTTTGATCTTTATGAAGAAGAAAAAAAATATAAAAAAGTAACTTTAAATAAACCCTTTAGAACACCTGATGGCCCAAAAAAATTCAGCGTATATGTAAAAAACGATAAAGGAAATGTTGTTAAAGTTAATTTTGGAGATCCCAATATGGAAATTAAAAGAGATAATCCAGCTAGGAGGAGATCGTATAGAGCCAGACATAACTGCGATAACCCCGGCCCCAAATGGAAGGCCAATTATTGGAGTTGTAAAATGTGGTCTAAAACTAATGTATCCGACTTAACATAAACTGTTAAAGATACTATGATCAATTGCCCACCCGTTAAAGACGGGTGGGTTTCCGCTCCAACCAACAGCCCACTAAAAGCGGGCAGCTAGGATGTAAAAAATGCAAGAGGAAAAAGAAAATTCAAATAATCTAATGCGTTATATGTCAAATCCTAGGGCATTTACCATTCGGAAATGGTTTTACGAACTTCTAAAAGTTAAATACGCAAGCCATGATGAAATCATTGAACGTGTGTCTTCGGTTTTAATAACTGAAAAGGATGTTGAAAATTTTGGAAAATTAATAGGACAAGTTTATGAAATAGGATATGTTAAAGCGGTAGATGACTACAGAAAACAAATTGAAGAAATGGGATTAAAAGTTTCTATTGTTACGCCGTCACCATCGTTACCTAAATCACCAGAAACTAAGTGAAGTCTGGATTTACATCCGATATATGAGCCAAACACAAATAACCACCAGTTTTACTCTCTAAGGCGTTTACTCTCCACCATCTTTCTCCGCCATGTTGGTGTTTTCTGTAAACGACAGAATCTTTTGTAATGTGTTTAACGCACCAAAACTGAAGCTGTAGGTCTGATTGATCTATAATGACAGCATCAAATAAAAATTTATCGCCATATTTAAGAGTCGAATATGTTTCTCCATACAAATCATCTACGTAATTATTTTTACCAATAACTGGGGCACAATAATATTCAACTCCTCTTTCCTTAAAAACTCTTGCGAGTTGTCTGTCTACATTAATTGTGACTTCTGGAATTGGTTCCGACTTTATTTCTGGTTCCTGTTGAGCAAGTTCCTGAATAAAATTACTTGCAGAAACTGATTTTGGTTGTTCGGGACCTTCAAATAAATCTAATTCTTCTGCTATGTCTATTGTGTTTTCTTTTTCATATTTTGTAGTGCTATGATCTTCTATTGTTTCTGACTTCCATTCTCCCATATTGATCAACTTCATTTTTGACCTATCCCAATCTGACCTGTTTTTGACAAGTGGGTTTGGTCCACGAAGTTTATACACATTTCCGTCTTTATCCTTAATTGCCATATTTGAACCGTTCATTAATTATCGGTACTCAAAAAATACAAAAATTTAAAAGTAGACTTTTTGTTTAATTCTGGCTTTCTGAACTACCGCCAGTCTTTGGCAGTCTGGATTTTGTTTAAAATTGGCGATGTAACTAGCTCAAAGTCAATTTAGCTGTTACGCTAATAGTTCCGCCACCGTCTGGAATATCAAAAGGTGCACCACTAAATCTTTCAAGCCACAATAATTGATTTGATTGATCTGTAACATAATATCCATATGCTGTGGAATCAGTGGTGAATGTGAATGTTTGTTCAGAATACACTGCTGTGGTTACGCCTGAGGACTGAACCGTGGTCCAGTTAGATGAAAGTAAGGTTATGGCATGATATCCAGAAACAGTACCCACCTCTTGTAGGTCTGCTTTAATAGTGGAATCAGAGGGAGTAATGTCATTTGCATAAAGGTGCAAAACAGGATTATCGGCATTGACCATGCCTACTATATACTGCAAAAGTAATATTTCACCCCAAACATCAGGACAAACAAGTGCCATAGTTCATTTCCTTTCTTTTTTTGACCGATAATCAAAACTTATCAAATTATCATATTATCATATTAACAAGCGTTAATTACCGTGTACATCACGGTAATCCTCAGTATTATTATAGTATTGATACTTTATTTTTTTTATAAAAAATACATTCAAAAAGTTTGCTTTAAAATTTTTAATCAATATTTTCTTTATTTTTAAGATTAAAATCTTCAAGTGATTTTTTATAATCATCAGCAGTCCTACGATCCAACTCTGCTCCAAGTTTTAGTCCTTTAAATCCCTGATTCATAAGCTCACTAGAATTAATATTTGGCGGTTGATAAGAACCAAAATGAGTCAATTTACTAGCAATTGAAGAATCTCCTACAACTTTAGCTAGATCTTTTAAATCCTGCTGTGTAGCGGCTGTATTAATTTGATTGTGTAATTGAATTTCCTGTGGAGACATATGCTTTCCTGAAGGACCAAAAGCATTTCCTTTCAATAACCTTTTGTCTCTATCTTTTATTGTCAAAAGAACTTTTCCATGATCAAAATTCATAGAATTAATCAAAAATCTTACAGATTCCGAAATGTCATTCGGATATTTCAATTTTTTGAGCGATATATTTACATTTTGATTGTTCCTTAATAACCAAGCCAATATCACTTTCACATTTTTTAAATTACCAAGTTTTCCAATATCATGAGCATCAATATTTAATTGTGGAAAAACTCTCTTAAGTAAATCAAGATCCGCAAGACTTTTCAAAAAACCAGCAGTATTTAAAGATTGATTAATCCCGGCTAAAAATTCAAGCTGAACTCTTTCTGGGGTAATTCCCTCAAGATTCTTGAACTTCTCAATCGCAGCAATATGCTGTGGATCAAGAATGGATTTGATGTCTCCCGGATTAAATCTTGAAAAGAACCTGACTAACCTCAGAACTCTAAGCTTATCTTCTTTAAATCGGTCATTAGGATTTCCGACACATCGTACAGTACGATTTTCAATATCCTTGATTCCCTGTCCTCCGGGATTAAAATCAAGAATCAAACCTTTGTCAAAATCATAATACAAATTGTTGATGGTCAAATCACGACGCATCGCATCATCTTGAATTGTGCCTATTTCTACAGAATCAGGCCTACGTCCATCTGATCCTCCAATATCTTTACGAAATGGGGCAATCTCATAGTTTTCTTGATTAACTGTTGCAAACACCACCCCAAAGGTATCTACACTTTCTTTTTCCTTGACACTTATGCCATTTTGTTCAGCATAAGGATTCCTTAATCTGGACAAGATATCTTTTTCAGAAAGATTTGTAGTTAAATCAATATCTTTTGGTTTATAGGAAGAACCAGATTTTCCATACTGAACATGGTACAGATAATCCCTGACGGCTCCACCCACAACGTAAACTGATACATTTGAATCCCCCTGTTTAAGAACTTTAGATAGGATTTTAACATTATCATCAATTGGGATATTGGCATGAATAGTAGTTGGATTCAATCCATCCATTTCAAGAAATGTACGAAAGCTTTCTGTTAATTTATCTAATTGAACTCCTGTAAGGTAAGGGAATTTTCCTTGAAGAGCTTTGATTCTTTGATCTCTTGTTATTTTCCTTAATTTGAGTATTTGGGAAAACTCTTCGGGTCCACCTTCAAAGGCTTTAGTTTGATTTTGAATGTTTTGGAATCTTTTTTCGCTTTTTTGCATTGAAGCATAAAGATTATTGGCGTTTTTCTCAATGGCAGATTTGATAGTATCTTCTGGTTTCCTTCCCATTTTATCTGCCCACATCAAAATCAGAAGCAACTTCATTTCAGGAGTATTTTTAATTTTATCTCTTTCAAAATGATTTGCTACGAAAGATTTGGAAAAACCAGTACCTGATGTAAAGTCCATGTGATGTTCAATTATAAAATTGATTAAATGCTCATTTTTAAGGTAAAGTTGAACTGTTTCTGGAGGTGCAATATCTTTTAATTTTTCTAATTGGGGATGGTAATGTTCTGGATCTTGATGTCCAATAGCCTGAATTTTTCCTGTTGCACCGGGTGTCGTCCAGTGTTGTCCTCCAATTGTTGTTGCTGAATATTTTCCAATATCATGCAACCATGCAGATAATTTCAAAATCTGCATTTCTTCTGGTGAAATAGAAAAATCGATATCAGATAAGATATTGGAAAATTTAGGATTTTGTTGCAGAATCCTTAGCTCTTCAATGGCTTTTGGAACAGCCTTCCTGACTAATTGAGTGTGAATAAGAGTTGGTCCTTCTGGGTGATGTTCCGAATCTTGAGGAACATCCCTTAAAAGATCACTGAAAGTTTTTGACAACTCTTTACGGGTCTCTACATATTTTTTCCAAATTTTCATACCTTATTTACATATCCGATTCCGATTTCACTTAACTATCGGATATTGACTCCATTGTCCTTTTTTGTACTTTTCTACAATCCAATCAATGGCGGTAGAAATAAGTATATTTATTATATATCCACGAATTACAACAGAAAATGGCCTAGCCCAAACAGGAAGTACCCCACCAACTATATAATCGTAAATTTTTCCAATAGAGAATAAAACTGTCGCTTTTTTATCTGCACCTGAAGCTGTGCTTAATCCGTCAGCGTAATAAATCAAATAATCAAGGCACTTGAGAAGAAAATTTGTTACGGGAGAAAGATCGATTTTTACAAAAGCATTCCACCATGTGGGCTTTGTATTAGAAACATCCCACAATGATTTCATAGAATCTACAAATTTGTCAATCTGTTCATTTTCTATGACTTTTCCAATTGGATAATTTTCAAATTTTATTTTCATCTGAGTGTGGCAATTCCTGCCATTACCTTTAGGGGCTGTTAGGAATTGCTATTACCTCCTAAATAATTTTCGTCACAAACTCATGTCGATAATAGTTATAATTATTTAGTTCACTTTAATATATAATTGCAAGAATAGTTTTCCATATTTAATTTATCTGTCATATAACTCAGACATCCGGAAGACAACGATGATCAAAATCAAGGATGTGAAAAATGACAATTCGTAACCCCGATGGTTCCATATATAATCCTACTGGATCATTGACACAATTCAATCCAGATAACATGGAGCACGATCTTTTTAATGTTTGGGATCAAGAAGTAATTGAAATAGGAGGTTCACCTCTTTTTTATTATGAAGTTTTCATAAACATTAACAACATTGATGATTTGTATGTTGAAGCACGTGACAAAATTTTTAGTCAGGTTCCTAAGCAAATTTATGGTTATTACGAACCAATACCATCTCAAAATATGATGGGTGTATTTGGAATAGACTCTCCTGACGAAATGATGTTTGAATTTAACTATCGTCATGTTCTTAAAACTCTAGGACATGCTCCTAAAATTGGTTCCAGAATTTTTTCTCCGCACAAAAGAGAAAATTGGATGATAAATCAAAGAAATGTTGAAGTTTTTAAATTATGGGGAGAGCTAAGATTACAAGTAATGTGCATTAGATACCAAGAATCTCTAACCACAGGTGAAGGAAAAGTCACCCAAAGACAACCAGATTTTAAACTTAACACTGTTAAAGATTTAAACAACAAAACTAGCAATTGGGCGGGTGGTCAACAATCGCCTTGATCAGGCAATTCAATTTGTGACTTAGATAAGATACTTATGTTGTTGCAAAAATAAAGAGGAATTTTAATCTTTTTAAGAGGAGAAATAACTTTTAGTTTTTTTGGAGTATTCGATATTTTGTTGAAAATTTTATAAGGCTTCATCAGTGTAATTTCTTTGAAAATAATTTGTTGATATTAAATATTAGTAAACTAATGGTTAATTTACGGACACAGTCAACCATTGTGGCATAATTAGGAACTATTTAGTTTTATTACTATATAATTTCAAGTAAATGTTACGATATTAGTCGGATTTTACTTCTATTTACGACGAGAAATAAAATTATTTTCAATAAAAAATACACATTGATCATATCGAGCGTAATCATAAAAAACAGGAAGCCAAAATGAACGATCCAACACTTAATCCTTGTAATGAACCTGGACCAATTCAAGATACAAATATAGATTCTGCACCGCCTTTTTGCAGAGATGGAAAAAAGATTTCGAGTTCCGGAACAATCACAGACAAGCCTTACTTAGAAAATCAAGAAGATGTTCTCTCCAAAGATATGTCCTGGTTAGAAGATGCAACAATGAGCAAACTTGGAAATGGATCACCAGCTTTATGTGACCCACAGCAAAGTGGACACATTATCAACGAACAAGGAATGTCTCCTCCGAATCGCAACGTAGTATATCGTTATTCTAAATCAATTCGTGGAACAGACGAGGCAATGCGTGGTATGTTTAAAGATTTAGTTGTTATTGATGAATCTGGAAAAGCCCACAATGTGCCGATTATTTGGGGAACACAAGAACGTGCGGTATCTTACATTCTGCAAGAAAATACACGTAAAGATGAAAGTTTAGTAGTGGATAGAATAAGATTACCTATGTTGGCAATACATTCATCTGATTTTAATTTTAATCAAGATAGATACATTTATCACAAAGCAATCGATTATTTACGTGATCCAAATAATAATTTTAGACCTGGATTTACAACCAGTGAACGATATGAAAAAGACACAATTTTTGGAGTAACTAGAGGAATACCCATAGATATTGGATATAGTTTATATGCCTGGACTCTTTATGAAGAAGACATGAATCAAATATTAACACAAATTATTACAAAATTCTCACCAATTGCATACATAAGAGTGAATGGAATTTCTTGGGAGATTATAGTTAAGTTATCAACTATATCTAATAATGTAGATTATGAACCAGGAGATAAAGCCATTAGAGTTTTTAAATATAAATTTGATCTAACAGCAGAAAGCTTTGTTTCGCAACCTATTGTTAGAAAAAAATCTGTACTTAAAACAAAAATTCAAATGACTGACCAAATAAAAAGCGATGACATCTGTGATGTTTTAAGTAATTTAGAAAATGCAGTAAAGGAATTTCAATGATTGAAGTTAAAAATAAGCAAAAAAGTCCAGTCCAATTGGTTGTGAGATCAAGGACGGCTCCACGTGCTTTCACAACTTTGATCATTCCTGGAGTTGGGAAAGGAAACAACGTCAGAATGATTGAAGATGAGTTGGTGACTGAATACATAGAACGTGTTGAAAAAATGGGATTAATTTCGACTAAATACATACCAAACAATGAACTTCGTAAGGGAGATTAATACATGGCTATTCTAAGGGGTTTTCCTCCATCTAACACTATTTCTCCAAGCGTCAGGATTACAGAGAAAGACTTGAGCTTCATAGCTCCAGAACAATCTTTCCATCGTGGTGGATTAATTGGATTTGCAAGCAAAGGACCAATTAATGTACCAACTTTAGTATCTGGGCAACGTCAACTAAATATAGTATATGGATATCCACATCCTGAATCTGGCGATCCTTATCTAATTTATGCTGCCGAACAATACTTGTTAGTAGCCAATGAATTATATATCGTTCGTGTTGCAGATGAAGAGAATGTAAGTGATGAAAAAGCAAATATAGCTTCTATCGATGTTCCATCTTCGGGTGGTCAGATAATGGTGATGTCACAAGAAGTGGGACCATACACATTCTCAACAGATTCATTCTTCCGTTGGAGGTTGAATGGTGTTCTGATGACAAAGACACTTGTTGCTCTGGCTGACACTTATACAGCTGCACAGCTTGCCGAAGAATTGAACCTTCAGTTGTTAGCTGACGTGGATGGTATCGAGTTCATATCAGAAGATGGCTTTATAGGAGTTCAAACAACTTGGGCCTATGGTCCAGATTCTGAGTTAGAATTCGTTTCTGTTCAGGACGCTATGTACGGTGGCGCAGTCGTTGACGGAAACGTTGCAGGACTCGGAACCGGCATGACTAAGGCTGAACTGACTGGAAGTTTGGATCGTTATCCGGAATCTTATCAAAGCGCAGGAGAGTACGATTTGGCTGGGTTAACCGATCTTAACATTCAGATCGTTGTTGACGGAACAGATAATGTTTTAATAGACAACGTTGTTCAAGTTATTGATCTCGTAGACCTTGAAGGCACCGAATCCACAATTGCAGAAATAGTTGATGAAATCAATAGTCAACGTGTTGAAGAATCAGGAACACTTACTGGCGGATGGGAAGCATTTGCAGATGGTGACAACCTTGCCTTCCGAACGAATCACCATGGTAGTGATGCACGATTGTTAATTAAACCAGACAGCACCGCCGCTGCTATCTTCGGATTAGAAAGTGTGACCAAATTGGGCGATAGCCCAATCGGTACAACTGGTGATGGTTCAGAAGACACTTATGGTCGTATTAACGGTGATAGCAACAGTACCGGAGCGGTTACATTTTCTATTACAGCAGATTCGGCTGGAATTGATGGCAATTCAACTCAAGTTGTTATTGAAAACAATATCCGTGAAGGAAACTTTGTTGTTCAAATTTATAACAATGGAGTTGAAGTAGAATCATGGGGTGGTTTAACCAAAGATGAAAATTCCAGATTCTATATTGAGACTTTCTTGTCTCTTGTTTCAGACTGGATTCGTGTTTCAGACAATACATCTAACTCAGCACCGCCACTCGATGGAACTTATAGACTCGATGGTGGATCCGATGGAATTCCATCTGATCCAGATAAGCAAGACGCCCTTATCATCGGAAATAAGATTGGATTCTCTGGAATTTACGCTCTTTCAGAGCCTGAACAAATCGACATTGACTTGATTGCAGTTCCGGGCCATAGCAGCACCAGTGTTGTTACAGCCTTGTTAGATCTGTGTTCAAACATGCGTATGGATTGTTTGGCAATCATCGATCCTCCTTTCGGATTAACAGTTCAAGAAATTGTTCACTGGCAGAATGGATCGCATCCACTCAACACCACTCGATTTGATAGCGATTTCGGTGCTTTGTACTGGCCATGGGTCAAGATTCGTGACAATTTCAACCGAGTTGACATTTGGGCACCTCCATCAGGTTCTGTCATGGCTACCATTGCTCGTTCAGACTCTCTGTCTGCACCATGGTTTGCTCCAGCCGGTGTTAATCGTGGCAGTGTGCCAAACATCACTGACGTATTTAGCCGTCCAACATTGGACGAACGTGATCTGATGTATGGTTATAGAAATGCCATTAATCCAATCGTTCAGTTCGTTGACTTTGAAGGATTCGTGATTTGGGGACAGAAGACATTACAGAGACGCCCAACTGCTCTTGATCGTGTTAATGTACGACGTTTGATGTTCGTAATAGAAAAGAGAATCAGATCTGCTTCTCGTCAACTGTTATTTGATCCACATGATGATTCCCTACGACAGAAATTCGTTAGAATAGCCACAAGCATTCTTTCTGAAATACAAGTTGGTCGTGGAATTAACGATTACAGAGTGAAATGCGATACAGAAATCAATACTCCAGATGTAATTGATAGGAATGAAATGCGTGCCCGCATTGGAGTCCAGCCAATCCGTGCTGCTGAATTCATTTTCATTGAATTCTCAATCCACAGAACAGGTAGTTTTGGAGAAAACGCCGACACATTCTAAAAGTTTATTTAAACTTAAGGCATCTGGAAATTTTTCCAGATGCCTTAAGTTTATGAGAGGTACAATAATATGGAAATGGGAATAGGGAAACTAGGAGCCCCATCTCTTATAATTAAAAGAAAGTTCCGTTGGACATTAAGAATCCAACCTATGGGAGAATCTGGAATGAGAGGGGCAGAGATACCAGCAAGCTATGTAAAAGTAAGCGCAAGACCACAACTTGAAATTGATGAAACTGAAATTCATTATTTAAATGGAATAACATATATTCCAGGTAAAGGAAAATGGTCACCACTCAATGTTACCTATGTTGACGTTGCTAGTAGTGAAATGCTGCCTTTATACAACTGGCTTGTTTCAGTTTATGACTTTACTTCAGAAAATCTTACAAATGATATAAAACAATCAGAAAAATCTGGATGGAACGCAGAGGCATACTTATCAATGTACGATGGATGCGGACAGGAAATTGATAGATGGACATTAAAATCTTGCTGGCCGCAATCAATTAATTTTGGAGAATTAGATTATGAAGATTCTGGCATATGTACAATTGATTTAGCTTTGAGATATTCAGAGGCCAGATACGAATCGATTTGCGGTATGGGACAACCAAGTGTTAATTGTTCATCGTGTAAAATTCCAACACCTCAAGCCCCACCACCAATTCCAAATGTGCCTTTTATAGGCGACATCAATAATAATAATGGTATAGGTTTCATTGCATAAATTTATTTAAAGGAGGACAATATGGCGAAAGAAAAAAAACCAATGGGAATTGGAATGGTTGGCCAACCAGACATGGTTTTCAAGCGAAAATTTCGCTGGACATTCGAAATTCTGGGATTCTGTAATAATGAGAAAAACCTCGTTCCTGAGCACTTTGTTACAGTAGCTTCAAGGCCAAACCTTTCAATCGAAGAAACTGAAATTAACCACTTAAATGCTAAAACTTGGATTCCAGGTAAAGCTTCATGGGAAACAATCACAGTGACGTATATGGACGTTGCCCACACAGAGATGAGATCTCTGTGGAATTGGCTTGCAACAGTTTATGACTTCACTGATCCGGTCACTCTTCACCAAGGTGAAAGGAGAGATTGGGATGCCACAGGCTTATTGAGCATGTATGACGGTTGCGGAACATTAATTGAAACTTGGCAGATGCAAAAGGTTTGGCCAACTGCAATTAATTTTGGAGATTTGGATTATACATCATCCGATATTGCAACAATCGAACTAACTTTACGTTATTCGGACGTTAAGTATCGTAGCTATTGCCCAGAATTCCAGCCAGAACCTTGCTGTGGCGGTTGCGGAACTACAACTACAACACCTAAATTAGTTTTTTGATAATTTTATAAAAAAAGTTTGGAATAAACGGGTTAGCCTGCTTTCTTGATAAAACTTTTCTTTACTGAAAAGCAGTCAATTAAGCAGGAAACCCGTCTTTAGCAAGCTGTTATGTAATTTAATATTGTAAATAAGGAAATAATATGGCCACAAACATGGGAATAGGAGAGCTTGGATTTGCAAATAATATATTCAAAAGAAAGTTTAGATACACTTTTGAATTAAGTGGAAGTCATACCATACCAAAACATTTCGTTAAAATTTGCGCTAGGCCAAGTATTTCTATAGAATCTACAGAAATTAATTTCCTTAATGCTAAAACTTTTATTCCTGGCAAAGCTACATTGGAACCAATGTCAGTTACGTACGTTGACGTTGCCCATAATGAAATGCAACCTTTGTACAACTGGCTTGCTTCAGTTTATGACTTCACAAAACCGAGCACTCTTTACCAAGGCTCAAAACAGAAGGACTATCAGTGCTATGGAACGCTTGTACTTTTAGATGGTTGTGGTGAAGCAATTGAGCAATGGAATATGGACCACGTTTGGCCGGAATCAATAGATTTTGGAGATTTAGATTATTCAAGTTCCGAAGAATGTACAATCCAACTTTCACTGAGATATTCGGACCTGAAATACAAGAGTCTGTGCCCTGCCTTCGAGCCGAAGACAACTTGTTCAGGGTGTACACCTACTTTTTTAGAAACTATTAAAGACAAGATCTTTTGGTAAGTTAGTCTTTTAGATAAGATTAAAGACATTATATTATCATAGTATTAGTCCGAACTCCTCAAGCGGGTTAACCTTTTGAATCAGAAACGCTACATAAGTACATAGTCCATGGCAGTGTAACCTTCCTTAAGAATCTAATAATTCAATTATGATAAGATTTGGTTCAATGCACTATATTATGTTATTACATCTGCCGTACTTTTTTGTTTGGAATTTTTATGGCTAAAATGGGACTTAGTTTCGGCTTAGAAAGTGGAAAATACTGTAAGAGGCAATTTCGTTGGATTTTTACAATTCCCGACGTTGTCGCAGACTCTACTTCTAATCAAAGGGGAATAAATGCTTTGCCTCCTGAAAAAGCCTCAAGGCCATCCATTTCTTTTAAAGAAATGGATGCCAAGCATCTGAGTGAAGACGTTTTCTTTCCTGTTAAACCTGAATGGAAGCCTGTCACCATAACTGTGTGGGATCTTAATAACAATATTAAACATCCTGTATTTGAATGGATTAAATATTTTTATAATCCAGAAACTGGTAATATATTTGCGCCAAATACCAAAAACAAATTAGACCAGAGTCTTTTTAGAACATGCCGTCTAGAGATGCTTGATGGTTGTGGAGAAATAAACGAAACTTGGACTTTTGAAGATGCTTGGCCTCAAGCAGTAAATTTCCAGACACTTGATATGACTTCAAGTGGAATAGTAATGTGCGAAATTACTCTACGATATTCTAGAGCTTATATTAATTAACAAACTAATTATTCATCTTCATCTTCATCTTCATCTTCATCTTCATTTTTTTTATTTATATTTATGATATCAAAATCAAATTCTCCTTGAAGAAGGATTCTCATATGATCAAGGGCATCTTCCAGCTTCTTGCCTTTCCAATTAATTTTTCTACAAGTGCTGCTTTTGTTCAAACGACCTTTTTTTGTATAACAATCCTTTTCATTGTGCAATAGGCAGTCTATTAGTTCCGAATACCCTGCATCTCTTATTTTCTGTATTATTTCCTGAATTTCAATTCCATAAATGGGATTTGTATTTGTTTGGTTCATGGTCACATTTATATCAAAAATTTAATTTAAGATCAATAGTGTTTTTTGCTTGAATTCATTTATTTATTTTCATTTCTAATAATAGTATTAAATTTATCCGATAAAAAATTTTGATATTTCCTTTTTAATTCATTGTAATTACGGGCACTTCTATAAAGTTGTCTGAAGTGATTTAAGATACAAGTTGTCATATAATTAAAGGCTTTTCCTTTTCTTGGGTCAAATCTATTTATTTTTTCAAAACAAATTAATACACCCTCTTGTATTGCATCGTCTATGTCTATTCCGCTGAATTTTGCATAATTAGCAATGTTCTCTGATAGTATGTAAAATGCGTGAGCCAACTGATTCTGAAAATCCTTGTGCTTTATACAAGAGTCATTGTAAAACTTTTGAATTTCTTCTAGTTTTAATTTACTAACATTATCCTGATTTTTTTTTAC